AGGAAGGACCAATCAACGCCGTAGGTAAACCCTGCTGCCGTAAGTTCGTCGTAGCAGGTGTTGTACCAAAGCTTGCTAATGATGGCACCAGCGCTCTGTAAAAGGAAGTTCAAAGCGCTATGTGAGGACCGGATCATTATCCGTCTACCGTCTAGCGCTTTAACAAATCCTTCATCTTCTGCTTTTGCTACTACTCTTTTAGAAAGCGAAGCCAAAGCGGGCATATTACGGAAATACTTCCGCTTCAGCTTTGCCCCATCCTGACCCGTAATCAGACCTAGCTTCTCTGCCCCTGCTCCATACATCAAGGCATAGAAGAACGTCTTTGCCTGGTCTCTGGTGGCGAGTCCTGCGGCCTTTTGATTGGCCGTATGGATGTCGCCGTTCAGCACTTCGTCTGCAAACTTACCGTCATCAAACGGCCATAAGTAATGGGCAAGGCATCGAGCCTCGATCCCACTGAGGTCCACGCCAACCTGTTTGGTGCTTCTTCCTCCCCCGAGGAGGCCAGGTCCAAACAGAGCTCGGCACTCCGGTCCCAGGGCTGACCTGACAGCAGGTACCTGGGCCATATTGGGGTTGACGTGGCTACAGCGAGCAGTGGCGCAGCCAACAGTAATCACACTGCCGTGAATCCTGTTGTCGCTTTCCACCAGTTTCAACCAAGCATTGTTGCCAGTGCTGAGTTGACCCAATCGCTTTTGGAGCGTGAAGTGTGAAACAAAATCTTCAGCTCCAGGAATCTTCGACAGAACTGTTTCATCCACTTTGGGTTTCCCCTCTTTGGTGAACTCCTCTGGCTTCCACTCCAGAAGTGTCTGTAACACCCAAGCAACATGATCCCGAGAGTTCGGGTTGAGGTCCGTAAGACGGCACATTGCTGCACCACCTACATACCCTCTGGTTTTGTTGTCTCGCTTGGGCGTGAAGAGCCCTCCGTCAACGAACGGGAACCGTTGTCTCAATCGTTCGCTGAGAGTATTCAGTTGTTGGTTGATCTCAGCTTCAAGTTCCAAAGCCCCTTGAACATTGAAACCAAAGCCAGATCGTTCCTGCAGGGCGATGAGCTGTGCAAAGCGCATCTCAAGGTCAACGGCACAAGGGATGCTGTCGGCCTTCGGTTGCAACCTGCGCCAAAGCTTAAGGTTTAGTTCAACATCACAGACGCACCGTTCAGCCAGTTCATCAGTTAGCACACTGAAGTCCACAAGGTCGGCGTGACGTTTGTTATGGCCGAGGCGGAACCCATAAGCTTCAAGGCTGTGACGCCCGTAAAGCTGCATGGGCATCCCCTCCCACTTCTTCTTGAGGTCAGTGTCCAAGATGTTTGGGTACAGCATCCGACACAAGATCAACGTGTCAATCTGCTTTCCCCTCGGTTTGAACTCTGGGTAGACCGTTTGTATTGCTGGTATGTCGTACTGAATAATGTTGTGGCCGACTAACTCATCAGCCTGTTCAAGTATTGGTAACCACTCCTTTGGATCTTCATACAGGATGGAACCAGATCCATCGTTGATGACACAACAGTGGATCTTTGTAACGTCCCTAGTCTTCAGCGCATCCGTCTCCACGTCGAACGTTATCGTCGATGCAGACTTTAAGGTTTCGGCTGTAGCAGAAGTCGAGGAGGTCCTCAAGCTTGTCGTAGGTGAGCTGGTGGCAGGTGTCATTGGACTTGAAGAAGGACTGTAGATACCTCTTCGCTGTTTCGGTAGCAGCTAGGGCTGTCACCTTGAGCGAATTCATCTCTGAGATGTGAACGTCAAAAGTCGGCTTCAAAAGAATCATCGAAAGCTGCGGTTTTACTACTGCCGCCATTTTTAAACTCCAACATTCTGCCTGTGTTTTCGTTGTATTTCACGGATCCTGCAATCCCGCACCAGCCTGTGAAACGATTCTTGAGAACGCGTACCACGGTACCCTCTGAATCGTTTTCAGATTGTTGATTTCTCTCAAGACCAATACAGATGTCACTAAGTTGGCCGATAGCAGCACTACCGCGAAGCTGAGAAAGAGAGGTCTGAGCTCCGTTTTCATGGCCTTTGTCTCCTGTAGGGCGGCGTAAGTGTGACACAAGAAGCATCCCGCAGCCAGTCTCTTCAACAAAACTGCGGAGTTTAGTCATCGTTTGATCAATAGCCCGACGTTCATCTCCTTGGTCCAAACCTGAGACAAGAATCGAAAGGTGATCGAACACAATCCAGCTACACCCGCAGCCAGAAACCAAGTGACGTATACGGTTAAGCAGAACGGTAGGGTCAAGAGAGCCAAAATGGTCGTACAGAAATAACCTGCCCGTGCCAAGAGTGCTGTCAAAGGCTTGTTCGATCTGTGCATCGGTGAAGTGGCCGCGATCAATGTGGACAGGGTAATCAAGCTCCATACCAACAAACCGCCGAGCAGTCCGTCTGATGTTCTCCTCCAGGGCGACGTAACCAACCGTTTCACCTTGGCGAGTGAGGAGGTCATAAGCAATCTCAGAAACAAACGTGCTCTTCCCAATTCCTGAACCAGCCGTGATAGTAACGAGCTCGCCCTTACGCAGCCCGTGAAGCTTCTCGTTGAGGAACTTGTAGGGGTACTCAGCACTGCTGACCTTGGGGTCCTCAAGGACCATCTGCAGCAGCTTGGTGCCACTGATAATCCCATCGGGTTCGTACTCAGCAGCCGTCCACACCATCTGCATGATGGCTTTGCTGTTGCCCCCTACTAACGCCTCGTTGGCGTCCTTGTAGCCCTCAATCTTGCCGATCTTGCCTACCCGAGGAGGAAGCAGTTGGATCGCTTTCTTGACCGCCTTCTGACCGTGCTCGTCGCTGTCAAAGCACAGGATGATCTCTTCAAACTTCAGAAGCCAATCGAGGTTACTCCGAATGCATTTCTCCGCAGAGTCAGCACCATTAGGTAACGAGACACACGGCCAGCTCTTCCGTACCGTGGCGTAACTGAGGCAGTCATATTCGCCTTCAAAGATAACCAGCAGCTTGCCACCACTCCACTTCTCTTGGCCGAGAAACGTATTATCAGGATTGGTTCCGTGTTGGACAAAAGTCTTGTTTGGTTTACGAATCTTGTAACCAGTAAGACGACGTTCTTTGTCGTAGATGGGCCAGAAGTAAGCCTCACTGTCGCCATAGGTACTCTTGAAGTACCCGAAGAGGCGACAAGTTTCGTCACCGATCCCCCGGCTTGGTATGGATTGGTAAGTTCCAATAACCGGGTCGATCTCAGTGTGGGATTCATTCTGAACAGGGGACATAAGGAAAGAAGAGGAAGAACCAGAAAGGTGGTACGAGCAACCAGGGGTGAAGCAGTGCTGACCCCCATCGTCGTAAAGAGCAACGTTGTCGCGTGACCCACATTTCGGGCAAGACAAACGCGACACGACGCGGGACATAAAAAGACCTCCAAGGGTGTCTTGAAACCCCCGGAGGTCAGTGTCCTTTCATCCTTGTCCGAACTGACTATAGCAGCCAACTGGACGGGACCGAGGGACCTTCACACCAGGGGACGTGGTACTTATCACACCAAGCGGCGTAGGTCATACTGCCGGTTTTGGTGAGCTTTTGATGCGGTTTTTGTAGGACCATTCGGATGTCAACTGAACTGTGCTGCTCTTTGAACAGCTTGATTAGCCTCCTGTCCTCCGCATCGAAGTAGCCCTTTACCTCCAGCACGACTCCGTTATCGAGGAAGAAGTCAGGCGTGTAGCTCCGGGGAATTAGGAGGTCAAAGCTTCGGCCCTCATAGCTCCAATTCGTTTTCCCGGCCAGGTTACGGGCTACCTGAGACTCAAAGCCCGAACGAAATCCATCTGCTTGGCGCTTGCCGTACTTATGGAATCGTCGGGCCATCTACTCAAAAGTCAGGATCTTCGCCCGACACAGTAGCAAGTTCCTTCACGTTTGGCTTGGATTGTTTGAAGCCTGATTGCTTCTTAAAAGCCTTAGCGATGTCGAAGTCACCACTGTCGCTACCAGCCGTGGTAACAGCCTTCAGGACCTGGATACCCTTAGGGCACAGCCGAAGGCCACCACGAGGGCTCTTGCGAGGGATGTAGGTGTACTTGATTGCCACCAGGATCTCAGAGCCTTCACGCAGCTTCAGGTCACGAGCAATGGGCTGCAGCTCAGTGTCCACCACAGGCAGAGGGAACTCCCCATACACCGTCTTGGCAGTCAGCTTGATTACGGCTGAGCCATCCTCGTTCATCTCAAACGGGGCATCAAAAAAGTTCTTCTTGCCAGTGGCATCCCGATACCACTCACAGGCTTTGTCGTACTCGTCGCTGATCTCTTCGACAATCTCAGCAGCGTCTTGAACAAGAACCTTGAGACGGAAGTCGGAGGTCTCACCGTTGTAGGTAGGGGTTTCGTAAAAGTCAGGAATCCAGCCCGTAAGGGTTCCTTGGATCTGCATGGCCTTTAAGTCGAAAGGACCCACAGAAGGTACCTGCGGTGCTTACGCCTCGTAGAGGGGTCTTAGGCCAGCTCTTGAAGTGGCCTCTTTAAGTGGCCTTTGAGAAAGACCCTCTTTAAGTTTTAAAGACCTTCTTAAAGAGGTCTCTAGCGGTCTTTTCTTAGAGGCCACTTAAAGACCTCTTTTAAAAGGTTCTTTTACCGCCATTTAAAGAGGCACTTAAATGACTCCCCAGGATCCAACTGACAACAAACAACTTGATCAGTTACTAGAAGATCTTTTGGAAGTAATTAAACAAGAAGAAGAACAGGAACAAGCAGAAGCTACTACTGATGATTACTTTGATCCTTCCGTGTGGGAGCAGAAGTGATGAATATGACTAACGCTGTTGTAACTCTTGATGTTGATGTTGTGCTTGATGAATATGAGTTTGCTCGTGATCAATACAAACGAGCTATTGGTGATCAACAAAAAGATTTTTGGGATGGGTATTTAGCTGCTCTTGAGAAGCTTTGTGGTGAGGTTGTGATTAATGAGTGATTGCTACACCGAGGAAGAGCTCAACCAAATGTGTGACAAGGCTGAGCTAGATGACCTCAAAGCTCGGTGCCTCGTGGCGTATTGGGATAACAAGAGGTTCGGAGAGAGCCTCATTGACGCCCCAGAGCGCCTTGAAGCCCTCTTTGAGGTCCTTCTGGGGTGGTTGGAGCCGAAGGGTTCTGAAGGGGCCTTAGAGGCCCTTAAAGGGGCTACTGGTAGGCTTGATAACTTACCAAGCGCTCAGAGCCCCTCATTGGATTCATCATCTTCGTAAATAGATTCCAGCTCTCCCTCTTCGTTGAGGAACGCACACCGGCTATCTCTGAGCCTTTGGTAATCGTTCTCCAACAAATCTGCAAATGCTCCGACTAACGATTGGCACATCCCTGCTTCTACTACTGACTTATGAAGGACGGA